AGATTACAGAGCTACGTGAGGAGTACGATAAGTTAGACAAGGAGGATTAGTTATGACAAAGCAAGAAGAAATCGATATTCTACAGTCCTTGAAGGGTGATACCTATTTCGCTCAGTTCTTCGGTAGCAAGGACATTGACCAGATGTGTCAGAATATCAATAACGATTTCGCCATTGAGGGCGGATGCGGATTTAATCAGAAAGCAGAAGCTTTAGAGCGAATTAACGCAGACCTTAAAAAGGAGATTCAACAGAAAATCTATGATTTAGGAATGGAACTTATCAAGGACTTAGATAAGGGATTTGATGAGGATGCCATCTATCAGTTGGTTAAAGGCGAGGTCGGAGTAGATGCCATCATCAAGTTTAAGCGTAAGAACGATTTGGAGCTTACGGATAAGGAGATAGATTATTTGGTATCTAAACTTCCATGATTATGAAGCATATATGTAGTAATTGCATAGCTTCCGAGATATGCTATAGTGAAGGCAAGAAGCCTAATGACACTTGCCTTCACTGGGAATGGAGATATTCCGGTTTATGGTTTGACAATTAAAAGTAAGACAATGGGAAAAGAGAAAATTACAGCTAACGATTTGAAGGTTACTCTTTCGGAGCAGGGAGTGACATCGGGTTTGAAGCAGGAAAAGATTATTCAGCGCTTGCAGGTTAATGGGTGCTTGATTGCAATGGTAACAGATATATTGGACCAACTTATCAAAGATGAGCAGTCTATGTTCAGATTGCTAAAGGTTCAGTACAAACAAGAGCAGAAGATGCACTACAACCAAATGCGTGATGCAGCAGAGAAATATTACTTCCACTTGAAACCCTTCAATAAGAGTTTCTTCGGTGACGAGAACATTTGCGCCAACCTGGAGGATAACGCAAATGACATCTACGACATCATCAAGCTTCTTGCGGACCATACTAACGACCACAAGGATATGGAAGTGATTAAGAGAAACCTCAGAAAGAGAAAGTTGAACCATCATATTTTCGATTAAGATTATGGCAAAAGAAACAATATTATCGCTAACTCACTTCGAGCAAGCCTACTTGCTCGACGCTCTCATTGAATATGTTGAAACCCACGAAGGTTTTTACAAGATTCAAGGAAAGACCTTTCATCAAATTCCAGAGCAATACAAAAAACGATTGATGGAGTTGAAGAAGATCGTTAACAGATTGGCACCTTATACTTTTAGGTATTTAGATACCTTTAATAAATAACATCACTTTTAAATTTTCAGATTATGTCAGTATATAAAGCAAACGTAGATTTATCAGACTTATTTCACGATATGTCTTACAATTATCAGAAAAGCTTCCTTGTTGAAGAGTTCTGTTCTTTACCTATAGAACATCAGGTAAAAGTTGTTGGCGAAATGCTGAAGAACCTTAATGGCGATCAGACAGCCAAAGTTATAGAAGACGCTTTTGATAACTTGCATGAGCAAGCACAGGAGCACGTAATCAACTATGTAAACGGATAAGGATATGATGTTTGGAGAAATGATTACTCGCAGATGTCTGCTTACTTTGGATGGGGGGGCAAAGATTCAAGCCGTCCTCACTATGCCGAAGCCGACAAAGCCGATTTTCCCCGAGGAAATGGAACGTCAGTTCATTAATAGTTTTAACGAATCGCAGCAAAATGCGGTTCACAAGGTTATTAAGTGTCACATAATGAGAAATTAATGATATGGAAAAGAATATTAATTTAGCGAAAATCTTAAATGGTAAACCAGTAAATACGAAGTTGTGGTCTCCCTTATTTGGAGACGCATATACTTCAAGCATATGCAGCGAAGATACTATAATAGTAGTAAATCACCATGCTGAATCATTTTCTTTCTATAATAATGGCAAGTACTTTGATTATGCAGGAGCAGAACCTCTATTGTTCCCATCTAAAGAAATGCGTGACTGGGGTAAGTTCGCCTGGAAGCCGGGCGATGTGCTGGTTAATAAAGATGGGAATGTACATATTATCTTCGATGGGTTTGAAGATGATACCTACAAAAATTTCCATGGTAAGAATTATCTATGGGAAGAAGGGGGTAGTATAGTGAACTTTGAAGAGGATGAAGACTACATGCAAACATCTGACTTCAACAAAGCAAATAAAGAAGACGCTCAGGAATATATCCACAAAATAGAGAAAGAACTAGGTGGCAAGTTGAATCTTCAAACTTTGGAGATTGAAAAGCAGCTTGAGTTCAAGGATGGGGATATAGTGGTATATGGAAAATCAGTAGCAATATGCCGAAAGATTTATAAGCATACCCTTAGTTTCTATGTTTCTCTAAATGAAATGTTTGGATTATTATTTGCCGATGAGGTGGAATCATCTGAAGAGTATAGATTTGCTACAGAAGAAGAGAAACAGCAGCTCTTTGATGCTCTCGAAAAGGAAGGCAAGGCTTGGGATGCTGAGAAGAAAGCTATGGTGGACTTGCCAAAGAAGTGCGAGTTTAAGGCTATGGACTGGTGCTTGATGAGAGATAAGAAGGAAACTTGGAAATTATGTCAGTTCAGCTTCTTTGATGATGGTGATTATGAGGCTCCTTATAACGCAGTAGGAGGTAATTGGTTTGATGAGTGTATCCCTTATAACGAAGAAACCAAGCACCTCTTGGGCACTACTGATGAGTGGAAAGGAGGTGAGGGATGAAAATATCAGCACTTATAAAGCTTCTTGAAACTCGTAAGAAACAGTTCGGTAATATAGAAGTTGTTGACGACTTAGGATATATAACGAATGACCTTGCGTACAACGAAGAAGATAATTCTTTGATAATAGTCACTGATACATTCAAAAAAGTAGGAAACAATGGTAAAGATTGAGATAAGAATACAAGGTGTAGTACGTGACAATATAGTATGCAAGTGGGTAACAAAAGAACAGCTAGCCTTCTTGCGTACATTGGAAGATGATAACTGGGCATTCAAAGGAGAACGCCCAAATCTTAAAATAACAATAATTAGTAAGTAAGTTATGATAGACGATAAGAAAATAGAATCTGCAAAGGAAAAAATCTACGAGGATAAATTCCTTGGCTGCGGTGAAATGGTAGAAGCCTTCAAAGATGAAGATGAGAAGGAAATGTTCGACAAAGAGGACATCAAAGAATCTATTGGATTAGGTGCTGAGTGGGCTATCAATGAGTTATTAAAGGATTTGCTTCATCCTGCTAGCGAAGTTCCACGTAATGACAATGGTAAGATTCTCGCATTCTCAAAAGAAATCGGTTATAGAAAACTCTACGATATGAACGCTATGCTCGATGAAACCGATTGCTACACATATCAAGATATGTGGGAGAACGAAGTAAATAAATATCGTTTGTCTGATTGGATATTCGTAGAAGAGTTGTTTAACTTAATTATCAAAGGAGGCAAACAATGAAAGAGCTTAAAGATTTGGTTGTTGGTGATGATGTACTAGTTACAGGTACATTTCACAGACGTATCGCCAAGGTTGATAAAGTGACAAAGACTCAAATTATTATTGATAACGCTAGATTCAGAAGAGATTCGGGCTGGCAATGCGGTAGTGATATATGGAATGTTAGAAGAATATATGTTCCTACAGAAAAGGAAATATCAGATATTAAAGAAGAGAATTTTCGCAAGGAGCTCCTCTATGCTATCAGTTCTTTTGATTTCAAACGCTTATCAACAGATGAGTTAAAACAAGTGTACAATATTGTAAAAGGCAAAGAAAATGAAAAAGAATAAATACTCATTAAAGATAAGTCGTAGCTGTGGCGATACTACCCTTGATGGTTATCCAATAGCAACATATTCAAATGATGAATTGAAGATTCTAAAGAACCTGCTAGAAAAGGTTCTGCGTGAAGTAAATGAATATATAAAAGACTAGGCGTATGAAAGAGCTTAAAGTTGGAGAAAGAGTAGTCTTGGATATCGTTGTAACTGAGACTGTAACTTGCGCAGGTTGTTTCTTTGAAAGTAAGGGTGCTTGTGAAGTTTGGAGAAAATATCCATGCGCAAGTAAACAACGCTCAGACCGTAAAAATGTAATTTTTAAAGAAGTTAAGGAGTAAAGCGTATGGATAAGTTATATATTCCAGGAGATTTGGTAATGACAAACGGAGCACCACTAGGTACAGAACAGGATGTCGTTTACCGAGTAACATCATCAGACCCATCAAAGACTTTGAAGTTGGACGATGGAACGGTTATGAAAGGTGTTGTTCGCTTAGAGAATCTTGAAGGTGTTGAATTTGGAGACAAAGGTTATCTCTTCGGAGATTGCTGTGCTTGGGTTAAGGATATTGTTCCTATCCCTATTACTCCAGAGATTCTAGAGAAAAATGGTTGGGATAAAGAAGGAAAAGACGGAAGTGATTTTTCTTTATCAGAAGCATTTATGGGAGGTGATGAAGATGATGAAGATAACTATACCTGTTTTCAACTTTATTATCAAAATAAGAAGGATGGTTGGGTTATAGATATGCGTGGAGAGCCATTAAAATTTGAGATTCATTATATTCATGAACTCCAGCATCTTTTCTTTGGTCTTGGTATTAATCACGAAATGGAGGTGTAGGTATGGACAAAAATATTGTATTATCAGACGAGGAGCTGGAATTACTCATAACAGGCTTACATTGTATTGATGAACGTGACTATAACGTTTATCGTAGAACATGTACACCTTGGAGTGAAGCCAAAGAGATGAAAGAAACTTTAAGAGTGAAGCTGATAAGAGCGCAACTTAATGTTTAACCGCCTTCGGGCATAAATAGAATAGAAATGGATGTAAATAAATTAGAAAGAGCTAACATTTTTAGCAAAAAGCTTGATTCCTAAAGTAGATGAGCTTTTGAATATGTCTTCTCATTCGACAAACATTGCTCACAGTATTTATGGATTATCAGAATGTGATGAAGAGTTTAAAACTAAATTCATGCAACTTCTTTCTGAAACAAAACAGAGGTTGCAGAAAGAGTTTGATGAGCTCTAGTAACTAACCATCTTCTATGAGGAGATAAAATAAATTGATATGAAAAAGTACATTGGAACAAAAGTTGTGGATGCCACCCCAGCGTGGCGAGTTGATGGCAAAGTGTATCTCAAAGATGATGCTGTGCCAAAATCAATGAATCGTGAAGACGGTTACAAGGTAGTCTATGAGGGTGGCTATGAAAGCTGGTCTCCTAAGGACGTGTTTGAGAAAGCCTATCGTGAAGTAGGCTCTGTTAACTTCGGTGGTGCTATTGACTTGCTGAAGGCTGGTCTTGCGGTAAGACGTAAGGGATGGAATGGTAAGGGCTTATTTATCGTGAAGCAGGTTCCTTCACATATCACTAGTGACATCATCCCTAATATGCAGTCACTCCCTCAGTCTGCTAAGAGCATCTTGATGAGTCGTGAGAATCCTTACATTGACTACACCAATCAGATGCTTATCATCAATCCTGATGGTCGTGCTGATTCTTGGGTTCCTTCTGTATCTGATGTGTTTGCGGAAGATTGGGAAGTTGTAACAGATTAACTAACCACCATCTCCTTGAAAACAGGGAGATGGTAAAAAGAAGAGAATATGGAAGTATGGATAAGAAAGAGAAATCAATCAAACTTCATCTAGATAAGGCTATTGGTTATTCAGACAAGGCTCATGACGAGTTGCAAATTGCTCTGAATATAGCTTTGGATGAAAAAGGACTTAGTGATGAAGAAAAGCGGCTTTTAAGCGTTGACTTTGCAACTGGACAAGAAGAAGCCGTAGAGCGTGTTGCTGATGGTAGTTGTAAAGATGAACATACAGGTGTATGGGATAGCCCAATTAGAGACTGCCGAATATCTGAGGTATATCGCATGACAGGTGAGCAGATACGTGAATATTTTAATTTGTGACAACTATGGATAAGAAGAAAGTTAAAGAGCTGATACAAGAAGTTATCAGCAATAATGTTGATAGCTTGGAGTTTGGAAACGATAAGCATAATGCTCCTTTAAGAAAAGCGAATAGCTTATTGCATGATGCTTTGATAGAGTTAGGAAAGTCTGACTGGGTATCTGTCGAGGAAGAGTTGCCTCCTTATGAAGAGGACGTTCTTGTTTGTAATGAGAATGAGCCATCTGATATATGGTTCGGTCATAGAACATCTGACAGACGAGTTGTTGTTGACGAACATGAGTTTGCTAAAGGGTATGGAACTATCACCCATTGGCGCAAAATAGATAAATTGGAGGAATAGTTATGGCAACATATAGAATAGTAGATATGTATCGTAAAAGCAAGGCTGTTAGAGGTATGCATTATGATTCTTGGGATAAGCCAATCTTTGCTTTTCGTGTAGATAAGAGACATTCATTTCTCTTTGGTCTTATCCATTATTGGGATTATGGCGCATGTAACCTTCGTCCAGAATATTTGTTTCCTTCGGTTGATAAAGCCAAGGATGCTATATTGAAGGTTGATAAAAGTAAAACAATAACAATTTTACATGAATAGCGTATGAAAATAGAAAATATTAAGTTCAAGGCTAAGCGTCTTGATAATGCCGAGTGGGTGGAAGGTGACTTAAGAACGTCAAAGTCAGGTAATGCAATGATAATCCCTATTGAGTATAGTGGGGGCATACCCCGTTGACCCTTCTACCGTCTGCCAGTTCACAGGGTTGAAAGATAGTGAGGGAAATGAGATTTGGGAAGGTGATATAGTGCATGACTGTTATGACCTTTTGTGTATAGACAATCTCTATGAGGTAGTTTATATTGAAGAAGAAGGAACGTTTGCCTTCAAGAGTTTAGATAAAGTTGACAATTACGAGCCGTTTGTTAATTTATTTAAAGTTTATGTTGTCGGCAACAAATTCGATAAGGAGGACTAACGTATGAAGAGTAAGATTTTAGACTTAGCCAAGTCATACGGTATGCTCTTTTTGATTTTCATAATAGGTGTAATTGGTTTTAGAGTTTCTTTCAGCTTAGGAACTCCACACGAAAAAGAAGAGTTTAATATAAAAATATTCACCAAGAAAGGGCATGACTATCTGATAGTAGACACGAAACACGGAGTTTGTGTTATTCACGCCGAGAGCTGCCCTTGTAATAAAAAGAAGTAACATATAAAAGTTAGGTTGGCAAAGAAGATAATGAAAGCAGACACTTATGCTGATTATCCAAGTAAGCATCCTTCACCTTACTGGAAAGCGAAGTTTAAGGAAGCTTATAACGAGTATGGTTGTGTTACGTTCTGTGAAGATTCGAGCAAGTGTAAATACCGCAACAAGTTCGACCATCGTATTGTAAAGGCAGAAAAGATTACTGCAAGATATTCTCGCAAGCTTATGAATTGCCTTAATAGGCTGGCTGGTAAAAATCCTTTCGATATTAGAGATATATTAGGTAGTTCAAATAAACTAAAAAATATGATTATGAAACAAGAAATGCAAAAATCAATCTTAAAGATTCAAACAGCAGTCGAAACTCTGACAAGACAGAAAGTTATCGATAAAAATGTGTATGACTTTATCCATGGAGAAATCAAATCTCTTTCGGAAAGTGTAGAGAATATAGTGGAAGTAAATACCCCCGATGAAACTCTTCTTACCTTCACAGATAAGGAGAAGTATGTAAATCAGCATATCAATCTTGCTGATACATCTGTACTTTGCAAAGAGTTAAATAGAAGAAAAGAAATTGGTAACGATTTCTTTGTAATAAGAACTGAGGGGAAAATTGGTTAATTATGGAAAAGGAAGTATTGACCCTCACCGTCAGCAAGGAATGGTTCGATATGATAGTGTCGGGCGAAAAGAATGAAGAGTATCGGGTAATTAAAGGCTTTTGGATGAGTCGCCTTCTCCTTATCAAGGATGAGGAATTCAAAGATTTCGATAAGTACGATAAGCTTCATATCGGTAAGACATTTGAGATGCTTATAGACACCAATACTATCAAGGAGAAACTGAATAATGGTACAATGAAGTTCGTACCATTCACTCACGTTCTCTTCAAGAACGGCTACTATGACGATAGCCCAAAGGTAGAAAAGGAGATTGAGAGTATAACCATCGGCAAGCCGAAGAAAGGTCTTTGCCCAGGCAAGTGGTTGGACCATGAGTTTTTCATTATTAAGTTCAAGTGATATGATTGCAATTAAAGTATCTTCCGAGAACATCCAAGAATTATGGAAATGCCCGGACGTTTCAGAGTTAGTAAAGACTGTCAGCGGAGACTGCACTAAACAGACATTGATAGTTAGGTTGAGAAATCGAGAGTTCTATGTTCCTGATGGATTCTATCTCGTGAAAGACGAGAATGATCAATGGAGCACACTCAGCCCATCACTGTACGAACTTATAAAAGACAAGGTTCATGGCGAGAAGTGAGGAGGATATCCGGGAATACCATAGAAGGTACTACCAGGAGCATAAGGAACATTTATTGGCAAGAATGGAAGTCTATCGTAAAGAGAACGCTGAAAGGATTGCTGCAAACAGAAGATATAACAGAAAGAGAAAGAAAGCCTTGGGCGGCTTAACGAACCCAAATATTAAATAATGAGTAGAGGAAAACATTTTAGTGCAGAAGAGATTGAGTTCATCAAGGTTAACGCTTTGGTGATGACGACAACGGAGATTGCAAAGCAGCTCAATCGTAATTATTGGGCCATACATCGAAAGATGAAGGAAATGGGTATCAGCAAGAGCCACGTGTTTACTGCTGACGAGGATTTCATCATTCGCAGAATGTATGGCAAGTACCCGGTAAAAGCCATTGCTACCAAGATTGGAGTGGATGAGAACGCTATTTACAACCGTTGCAAGAAGCTTAAGCTAACGAAAGGAGGTGCGCAATGATTGTCATAGTTACCGCTATGGATAAGGAATACGACCTTATCAGCGAATGGATTGCAAAGAATTGGCTTGACTACAAAAATGTTCAAAACATAGCTTTAATCAAGTCTGGTATTGGCAAGGTTAATGCGGCATCTTGCTTGACAGAATTTCTTTCGTCGAATACGTCCAGCAAAGTTACAAGAGTTATATCGGTAGGATGTGCCGGTGCTGCCGTTGCAGGATTGAAACCTGGTAATGTCGTGATTGGCAATTCGTACTGCTACCACGATGTATATTGCGGCGAGCCAAATGCCAATGGACAAGTTCAAGGTATGCCGGCAGTCTTTCCTTCTGATTTCTCCTGGATTGATATGGATGAAAGATTCAGATTAGGAACCATAGCTACGGGAGATAAGTTTGTCACTACGAGGGAGCAGGTATTGGCAATTAAGGAGTTTCTTCCTAATTCTTATAACGTATGTGCTATTGACATGGAGTCTGCTGCCCTTGCGCAGGTATGCTACAAGAAGGGTATTGGTTTTACGTCCATCCGAGTTATTAGCGATAATCCCCTGGAGCCGAACCAGACCGAGCAGTATGCAGGTTTTTGGGATAGTCTTGCCGAAAAGGCATTTAGTGTTGTTTGTAAATTATTAGAGAATGATACCAAGTTTTAAAGTTGATCATACGAAACTAGAGCCAGGTCTTTATGTTTCGAGAGTAGATAAATGGGGCATGGAGACTGCTACCACATTCGATATTCGCGTGTGCAAGCCAAACAAAGATATGATGTCACCTGCTGTCGCGCACACAATAGAGCATTTGATGGCGGACTACCTACGAAATGATAGTCCTCTTAGCAATTCCGTTCTGTATTTTGGACCGATGGGTTGTCTTACAGGTTTCTATCTTATCCTTAAAGGTACGTGGACTTCAAAGCTCATAAAGGAAATGATAGTAGAAGCCTTCAAGGCTTGTTCGCTATCAAAGACGATTCCAGGTGCATCGGAAGTGGAATGCGGTAATTACAAGCTCAACGACTTAAAAGGAGCAAAAGAACTATGTGATATGTTCTCCGTATATCTATCCACAGCTGGACCGGATAAGCTCAATTATCCAGATTAATATTTATATGTAACCATAAAGTATTTAATCATTAAGTATATTTTCTTGCAATATATTTGGTGATTAAATACTTTTTTTATAATTTTGCAGCATTACTTATTGCTATCGCTTCGTACTGGGATATTTCTTGAATTTTATTGTTCAATTAAATATTTAGTTAGAATGAAAAAAAGAACGAAGCAAGTTTTAGTTATTCTGAAACCCAAATCAAAGGCGTTGGGGTTCAGTAGAGAGGAGTTAGAGGGTATTGCTGCCGATGTTGCCAATAACTTAGAACTCGATGAAGAAGCCTCAGACGAGGATGTAAACGCAGAGATTGAAAAGCAGGTTAATGCGGTTCTTCCTTATCTTAAGATTGCGCAAAAGACTGCGCAGCGTACTATCCAGAGTTTTAAGGATAGTCAAGACTTGGATGACGACGAGGTCGATGACGATGATGATGACCCTGCCGGCAACAAGAAACCAATCCGCAAACAGAAGAGAGAGAAAGATGAGCAGGTCCCAGCATGGGCGCAGGCACTCATTACTCAGAACAAAGCCTTGCAGACCGAAATCCTCGGTTTGAAGTCAGAGCGTGAGAATGATGGCCGCCGTTCTAAGCTGAAGGCACTCCTTAAGGACAAAGGTACGTTCGGAAAGACTGTCTTGAAGAATTTCGACAAGATGAATTTCGAGAACGAATCTGAGTTCGATGATTTCTACGATGGTATTGTGGAGGACTTGGCAGCTATCGATCAAGAGCGTGCTAACGAAGGTCTCGGAAAGCTTGGTGCTCCTGCGGCTCAGAGAAAGCCTAAGAAGGAAGAGGTTGAGGTTATCAAGGACAACGAGATTGATGAGCTTGCCGAAACTATGTAATCTTTAAATTTTAAAAGTTATGTATGGCGTAAGCAAGACAAAAACGTTTGATTCAGGCAAGGAGTCTGTAATCATCAGAAATTACGTGAATGGCATCATGGGTGGTGTCGTTCTTGACATGACAGGTTTCTCTGGAGAGTTCATCCAGTGCGGACACATTATCATTCGTGATACCAAGTCTGGCGAGTACAAGCCTATGCCGGTAACAGGTGAGGCTTATGCTTCATTGCCGGAAAATCACGAGTATGTAGGTGTCTGTATGACAACAGCTCCGGTAGATACCCCTCATGTAGGTGTTATGACGGCAGGTGAGGCTAATGATAAGGCTGTCCCTTATCCTGTCGATACGATCAAGGCAGCTTTGAAAACAGCCGTTCCTACTCTTCAGTGGGGACACGATGCAATCGGTTAAGGAGGTGATTTATGCAACAGAGTTCTTTATTTCTTAAGTATATCTTGAGTTTCTTCCCAATCCTGAAGACATTGATTGAGAAGATTAACGGTAAGCGCAAGAACGAGATGACGTATCTCCACAAGGATACATCCATTCTTCGCCGCGTTTATTCTACCGACAACAAATGGGAAGCCGACACGGTTGATACCTCTTACGTAGCTGCTGACTACGTGGCAGTGGATTCTCCGGTTCCTTTGAAGTCTCGTGACAAGATTTCAACCGCCAACGGCAAACTGCCAAAGGTCGGTATGAAGAAGTTCTTGAAGGAGTCAGATATTCTTTCCCTCCGACTTATGGAAGCCCAGGGCGGTCAGACAGCAGAGATTCGCCGTAAGCTGGCGCAGGATCCGGTAGCTTGTAATGTCGGTGTTGATGAGCGTAATGAGTATGCACTTCTGTATGGTCTTTCTAACGGCTACGTAGCTGTTCGTGACGACGATAATCCAAAGGAGTTGCTCCGTATCAAGTATCAGTACTTGCCAGAAAATCAGCTCGGCATCAACAACGTTGATAATGGTGTTACAGTTGCAGACTTGAAGGAATGTATCGAGCGAGCATCGAATGATGGCAACACCATCTTGATCTTCTGGATTGGTAAGGCTAAGTTTGACGAACTGAAGAAGGCACAAGACGCTCGCGAGCTTGTTGCCAACTACAAGGGTCAGACTTACGATTCCAACACAAAGCTCCCAGCTCCTACTGCCAGCGTATTCCAGGAGGCATTCTTGGACGAGACCGGTGTATCATTCCGCATCATCAACCGTACTGTCCGCTTGGAGCATGATGGTGTGAAGAAGAGCGTTAAGCCTTGGAACAACGATATGATTATCGGTGTCTGCTCACAGATGATTGGTGCCCTCGTTTACGGTCAGGTAGCAGAGGCAACAAACAGAGTGGCAGGTGTAACCTATCAGCAGATTGATTACAAGCTTATCTCTCAGTATTCAACAACTGATCCATTGCGTGAGACAACTGCGGTGCAGGCATACTGCTTGCCTGTCATCGAGGACGTTGACACAATCTATCAGATTAATACTAAGCTGGCAGACCCAGACGTTTCGGTTGATACCGAAAAGGAGGAAGCAGATACAGAGGACGCTAAGGTAACAATCTCTGATGTGACCTACAAGAAGCCGGAGGCTATCACAACTCTCAACGCTCTTGGTGCTACACTTCCTAGTGACGCCAGCGACAAGGAGGTTATTGATGCCTACAATGAGCTGCCTCCTACAAAGAAGAAGGAGTTCAAGGATAACGCAGCTAAAGCTGAGGAGTAATCATGAAGACGGTCGGACAAGCTTTGGTGGATGAGGTACACATCCCTATCCCCTATGGTTTCGTGGAAAACGCCTGCATAAAGCGTGACCTCGATATCGAATCAGAGTTCACTGGTGACGTTGCCAGAAATGACGCCTACAAAGGAACGCTTGCCGACTGTCTGCTTTCTCTCATACAAGCCGTTAGCTTCTCCGAAGCGGACAAATCAATAGGTTCCCTCTCGGAAGACCAGCGAAAGGCTATATTAGTTCAAGTCAATCGTTTATATAACTCTATCGGCGAGGAGGAGGTTTCACTTACTCCGAAGCCGACAGTTTACATTAATTGCTGATGAGTCTATTGAGTTTTCATGCCTCAAAGCTATACCGGCAGCAGAAGGTAGCTGGCTATACAGATGATGATGGAAATTATCACCAGGGCAAGACCGAGTGGAAGTTCTGCTGCACTTGTGATGTAGTTCCTGCTGGCGAGGCCAACAAGTTAGTTACATCTGACGGTTCTATTGATTACTACTCCTACGAAGTGCATAACTTGCCCGTAGGGATTGAAAAGTTCTCTTATGGGGATTTTATCAAGCTGGAAATTTTAGGGGCTGAGGAGGTAATTATCAAGGTCAAGGGATTTCATCGTTATCAACTCCAGTGTAAGATATGGGCATAAGAATGACAACCAGCGCTTCCGCTCTTGATGCCTTCCTACAGAGAGCCGCAAGGAAGATACATGAGAATGTACTTAAGGCATTGAGCAAGCTAGGAGACGAATCTGTGGTTAGAATCCGTAACAGGTCTGCCAAGGAAAGCTGGATAGACCATACGGGCAACCTAAGAAGCTCCATAGGCTTCGCCGTGTACGAGCAGGGAAGTAAATATATGGAATCAGCCTTTTCGCAGGTTCTCAGTGGCACAGACGGCTCTGCAAAGGGCAAGAAGATGATCAATGACCTTGCTAAGGAATATTCCAGGGTTTATGCTTTGGTTGTCGTTGCCGGAATGGAATACGCAGGAGAGGTGGAAGCCTTGGAAAGCAAGGATGTCCTCGCATCAACGAAGATATGGGCCACATCCATTGTAGAGCAGCGTGTGAAGACAGCAATAGACTCAGCAGTTAATGAAATAAACAAGTGGAAGATATGAAATCAGACGGAGCAATTAAGACAGATGTTTACCGGTACATCAATGAAAGCGGTTTTATGAACAACGTCAATGGCAAGCTGTCAAAGACGATGAGACCGCATAATTCTCATAAGGAAGATGTCGTTATCTCCATCTTGGCTAATGAGGGAACGCAGCTTCAAACGGCAATTATAAATGTAAATATATATACACAAGACCAGGACGTAGATGGGCAGTTCGAGGAGAACACTATCAGAGTTGACGAAATCTGCAAACTGGCTTGGAATCTCTTGGAAACGTTCAGAACGAGCGAATATGCTGCCCACGCTATTGAGCAGAGGGTATATGCAACAAGCACGGGAGAACATGTAATAAATAATCAAGTTGAATATAAACTCATAAACGATTAAATTATGTCAGTAACATCATGGGGCAAATGCACTATCTACGTTCAAGAGGTAGGTAGCAAAAAGAACGAGTGGACTAAGCTCCCAACTCCAAAGGATGGCACTACTACTGTTACTCCAACGAAGGGCGATACAATGACCCAGGTTGAGGAAGGTGGCGGAATTGTTGACCGCAAGACAAAGAAGTCCACCTACGAGGCTGTATATCAGCTCTTCATCAAGAAGAACCAGTCGCAGCCATTCAAGACTATTGATGGTATCATTGAGGGTAACTATCGTTTGGCTATCCAACCGGAAGACGCCGAGCTCCCTGGCGTTTACATGGGTAATACCACCATCGGTGCCGAGGAGGGCTATACAACAGAAGAAGGTGCTTCCATCACTTATACCCACGCAGCTCTCATCCCAGAAGGTGACGTGGTGGCTAAGACTACAAACGCAAAGGGTGAGGAGGTCTATTGTGCTTACCGCTGGCGTGTTATCACCGCCGCAAAGGGAACAGGTGGAAAGTATGCCTTGACTTTCAAGAAGCCGCAGGACGGTGAGACCCCTCCTGCTGAAATCACGGAAACCTACGCAGAGACATAGGCATATTCTAATATCCCTTCCGCCGACTGAGGGTTATCAGCCGGCAACCTACCCAAGTAGCTCAGGGGCAGAGCGAGACCAAATAGTCCGTCGCATGAAAATCCAGGGTCTTCAAAAGCTGGTTGAAAGTCGCAGGTTCGAGTCCTGCCTTGGGTGCCAACAATTTAAATTCGAGTGATATGGAAGAGTTAGGAATCATTATATCGAATACGCTCACAGATATGCCGATAGGCTTTGATACTGAGCACGCTCACGTTAACATCTACCCTACTACACTGGGCATGATGTATCTAACGTCGCAGTTGGTAGATAGCTTGGAGCTAGACAAAGAGTTACTTCAAGCTGATCCATTCTTGGAAGCATTGCGAGTTGCAAACACCAAAAGGGAGACATGCTGCAGATTGATTGCATATCACTCACTCAATACAAAGAACGAAATACTAGACTCCAAATGTGTAAGCAGGCAGACGGAGTTAATCTTCAAAGAATGTTCCAATGAGGATATAGCTACTCTTCTCATCATCATCCTTAAGGCTAACTCATATCAGACAATAGCCAAAGAGACAGGGATGGAAGAAGAAGCGAAGCGTATGGCAAAAGTCAACGCAGCAAAGAAGTCGGAGAATAGCTTTATATTCGGAGGCAAGACAATATGGGGAACACTCATAGATGCCGCTTGCGAAAGATACGGATGGACTTTCGATTACGTGGTATGGGGAATATCGTATAGCAACCTGACTCTCATGCTCAAAGACAAGATTACTTCAATCTATCTGTCTGACGAGGAGAGGAAGAAAGCTCATATACCGGCAGCAGGGGAAGAGGTCATCGATGGCAACAACAAGGAAGCGGTCATGAAGGCGGTGATAGAGTCCGAGACCGAGATTTAACCGAAGTCTTCCTGCGCACGCACGTAAAGTTCCCATATCGAACACTCATATTTGGTGTTTCCACGGCGATTCTTTATAACACAGTATAAATTCAAGGAAAAATAGAACATTATGCCAAGCATTAAATTCGATACAATAGTCGAGACAGCCAAGGTCGTTTCCGGTTTTCGAGACATTCAGAACGCAGTTCATCAGACTGCTGAGAGGGTTGAGAAGGACGGAAAGTCTATTAACGATGTAATCTCGAATATACAGAACAGTATGAACATTGCCATTGGCGGTTGGAGCATTGGCAAGTTCGTCAATCAGATGATGCAGGTCCGCGGTCAGTTCCAGCAGACAGAAATGGCATTCAAGACGATGTTGCAGTCTGAGGAGAAAGCCGATGCTCTCATGAAGCAGTTGATCCGCACGGCAGCCGTCACACCTTTCGGGGTTGAAGACGTTACAGAGGGAGCCAAGCAGCTCCTGGCATTCAACGTAGCAGCAGAGGATGTCAACAAGACACTTATCGGGTTGGGAGACGTGGCAGCAGGTATGGGTCTGAACCTTAAAGACCTCGTGATGCTTTACGGCACCACTATCGCCAAGGGCAAGATGGACACGATGGATTTGTATCAGTTCCTTAACCGAGGTATTCCTATCGCAGACGAGATAGCTAAGGTTATGGGTCTTGACGTTACCAATGCCATCAAGGAGGTACAGAAGCAAATCAAGGCAGGCAAGGTAACCAGCGACATCTTCATCCAGGCAATGCAGAGTATGACCGCCGAGGGTAGCAAGTTCGGTGGCTTGATGGAGGCTCAGTCCAAGACTATTACCGGTCAGATAAGCAACATTGAGGATGCCATCGAGCAGATGTTCAACGAGCTTGGCAAATCCCAGGAGGGTGTTATCAATACCGGATTGGGAGTCGTTTCCACCCTCGTTGAGAATTGGGAGACGGTAGGCAAGGTACTCATGACTGTTGTTGCAGCGTATGGAGCATACAAGGCTGCAGTGATAACGATGATAGCAATATCTAAGGCACAGGTAGCTTGGGAGAGTGCGAAAGCATTCTTGTCTTTAGCGAAGTCTATCACAACCGCCAAGGATGCCATGGCTCTGTTCAATTTGGTCTCTTCTTCAAATGTTCTCGGTCTGGTTCTTGGTGCAGTAGCAGCTGGAGTCACGATGTTCAATCTATTCGGCAATAGCGCTGAGGATGCCGCCACCAAGACTTCCAAGTTTACCGAGAGTGCAAATGAAGCATCAAGCAAGGTCGAGTCGCTAATCTCCATTCTGAAGACTGCCAAGGAAGGCTCCAAGGTTTACAAGGACACCATCAAGGAGCTGTCAAACATCTATGACAACTATGGAATTGCTATCGACAAGATCAAGGAAGACGAGAGCAACCTTGTGGATGTTAAGCAGCAGGAGATAGATAAATCTAAAGAACTCGTCGAACAAATCAAGCTGGAGGCTACAGAGCGCAATAGAGCCAATGCAATCTCCAAGGCTAACGAAGACTACAACAACCGTGTGGATAGCGCTCAGCAAGCCCTTTTGGGTAAGTTGAAGGATTATGGAACCTCTAGCAGCGGTATAGCCGTCGGCATACAGAACATTGTATCTGACTCGGTTATCAAGCAGTTTGATGACCTAACTCAGAAGATGGCTGGCTTGAATGAGCACTCCAAGGAGTATCAGACCTATCTGAAGCAATATAATCAGTTAGAGGCTTCTTTGATATCCGAATCTGAAAAGCTAGCTAATGCTTTCGGCTTTACAGGAGACAATACAAGCGATGCCAGGAAGGCATTGATTGGTTATCTCTACGAACTTCGAGCTGCAAAGAAGCTGCATAGTGAAGAGGCAGATAATATCAACCGGGCGGCAGATGCTACCGAGGATTTCGGAAACAAGACCACATCTACCAAGAACAGGATAAACGCTTTGCAGAAGCAGCTCCAGGGTGCCGGCGAGGATGTACACGTTCTCTACAACCGTGTCAAGGAGTTCATGCAGAACTATTCCGAGAACAACATCAACTTCCACGTTAACTTCGATGCCAAGATTCCATCGTGGATGCAGAACATGAATATTCCGGAGCTAGGACGCTTAGGTAAGTACTTTTCCGCTTTGGCACGCGACCTTGCAAACAACAAGAAGTCTGGTGCGCTAGTCAATGGCAAATGGATGTCAACAAACGATATTGCCCAGCGAGGATGGGATTACACCAATGCTGCGAACACTAAGCAGACCAAGGCAGAAGACGATGCTAAGCAGAAGCGTCGCGAAAAGGAAGAGGCAGAAGCCAATGCCAAGAAGAACGCTGCCAAAACCAAGAAAGCAGCCGCTGATGCTAAGAAGCTAGCAGAAGACCGCAAGAAGGCCCAGGAAGAACTGAATGAGGACTTGAAGCAGCTGCAGCAGGAAAATATCGACAATGATATATCCATCATGCAGGAAGGCACGGAGAAGAAGATTGCTGAAATCAAGAACGACTATGCCAAGCGCAAAGCCGAGATTGACAAGCAGGAAGCAGAGTTCAAGAAGAAAAACAAGGAAGCTGGCAAGAAAGTAACCCTTACCTCTGCTCAGTCCGATGCCCTCAATAAGGCTAGAGACCTCGCTACCCAAGAGTACAACAAGAAGCTTGATGAGGTCAACAGGGAAGCCTTCACCTCTATGCGCGACTACTTGAAGGAGTATGGTTCTCTCTATCAGCAGAAGCAAGCCATTGCCGAGGAGTACGAAGAGAAGATTGCCAAGGCTCAGACACAGGGTGAAAAGCTCTCTCTTCAGCAGCAGAGAAAGAAGGACCTCCAAACCATCGAGATAAACGCTACCAGACAGAACATCGATTGGGGAAGCATCTTCGGAGACTTCGGAGCTATGTTCAAGGACCAACTGGAACCAACAATAAAGAAGTTGCAGGAGCTGTCCAAGAGCACAACCGATGTTAACGAACAGAAGACCATACAGGAGCTTATCTCAAAGCTACAAGGCTCTGCCACCATCTGGGATAGTGACATCTTCAAGAAGGTTTCGGACGACATCAACGCCTATCAGTCAGCCATGCAGGGCTATATTGATGCACAAGAGCGAGAGATTGAAGCCACGGAAGCCGTTACCAAGGCACAGGAAGACCTTGCCAAAGCTAAGAAGGGCGGTGACAAGACAAGTATCACCAAGGCTGAAGCAAATCTCTCTAGAGCGCAGGGCGTACTCGCTACCGCATCTAACAATGTTTTGGAGTTCGGTTCATCAGTTCAGAAGGCATCATCAGACTTACAGACATCTGCACAGAAGGCAGTTTCTCAGTTCCAGCAGCTTGAAAATGGTTTGCAGGGTCTCACATCGGGGTCACTCAAAGGCATAGGAAACTCCATTCTAGGGCTTGACAAGCTTTTCGGGGGTACTATGCAGAAGGACGTTGCCAACACGCTTGCAAAGGGCATCCAAGGGTTGCTCGGCAAAGACAGCGACGCAGCCAAATCTCTGACGGAAGCTTTAGGGGATAGCGGTATGGCAGGTGAAATAATCTCCGCAATACTCGGCATCCTCGATATTCTGAAAGATGGCTTCGGAACACTCATCAGCAACCTCATGGACACGGTCTTTGGCGCAGTAACGGGCATCCTCGATGATGCTTTATCGGGTGACATCGTTATGAAGCCATTGAAGAGTATCGGAAACAACGTTTCACATATTCTCAACACGCTTTCATTCGGTGGCTTTAATAGTCTGTTCGGTGGAGATGGAAATGCCAAGAAGGTCAATGATACCATCGAAAGGCTGACTGACAGAAACACCCTCTTGCAGCAATCCATCGAGGATTTGACTGACGCAATGGAAAATTCCTTTGGCTCCAAGGCAACCTCATACTACGAGCAAGCCTATAAGAATCAGCAGGAGACTAATCAGAACTACCTCGACATCGCCAAGGCACAGGCAAGCTATCACGCTTCTCACGGCTCATGGAATCGTTATTGGAGCGGTTTCAGTAGTGATGAGATGGATTGGATCAAGAAGAACGTCAAATCAGATTTCAATGGCGACCTCTTTTCCCTCAGCCCAGAGGAAATGAAGCTCCTCCGTGGTAATGTTGCCATTTGGGAGCATATCGAGAACACTGGTAAGGGTAACTATGGCGGGCGTCTGACAGAGAAGCTGAATGACTACATAGACCAAGCGGGCAAGCTGGATGAGTTATCAGACAAGCTGAAGGAAAGCCTTACGCAGATTTCCTTTGACAGCATGAAGGATAGCTTCGTATCAGACCTTATGGATATGAGCAAGTCAGCGCAGGACTTTGCAGACGATTTCGCTGAAATGATGCAAAAGGCTCTTCTCTCCTACTCTATGGAAGACCTCATCAACGGCGACTTGAAGAAGCTCTATGATGATTGGGCGAAGGCTATCAAGGACAACGATGGCAAGCTTACCGAAACAGACATAGAAGCATTCAACAAGCGTTACGATGATATAGTCCAGGAAGGATTGAAGAGACGTGACGAATGGGCAAAGGTGACAGGCTACACTGGTTCCTCATCCTCATCACAGACCGCCACAAGCGGAGGATGGGCATCTATGGGGCAAGATACCGCAGACGAGCTGAATGGTCGCTTCACCGCCCTGCAGATTGCAGGAGAATCCATCGCTCAGAATATGACTACCACCATATCTCAGATGGAGAGCATCGTTACACTCGGAATCTCAACCAATGGCGCGGTATTGGAGATTAGAAACATGATGATTATGACAAACAGCTACCTCGAAGACATCGTGAAGTATTCAAAGCTCACCTATAATGACTTCGGAACAAAGCTGGATGATATGAACAGAAGATTAAAGGATATTTGACCTCTATAGGCTTTTCGCTTGTCAACCCTTACAACTATACTCAACAATAGCAAAAGCGGCTCACAGCGAAGCCTATGAGGTTATTTAATGATTAAATAGTTATGCTTAATGGACAACTTTATATCAATGGCAAGGATGCCTACCTTACGTGGGGCATCTTCCTAGACGAAACCGCCCTCAGTACGCTCATGACCCCTGCACCAAACAAGGAGTTCATCAGCAACAAGTATCGCTCTAAGGACGGAAAGTCAGTTATCAAGCACAATCCTAGATTGGATGAGAGGGAGATAACGCTGCCGTTCAATATGACCGCCAAGGACTCAGATACGTTCATGACGAACTATGCTAGGTTCTGCGAGGAGGTTCTTGCCAAGGGAGAGTTGGTTATCCGCACCCGATTTCAGCCTAATGTATGGTATCGGTGCATCTATCTCTCCTGCACTCAATTCAGTCAGTTCATTCGGGAAATGGCAAAGTTCAGTCTTAAACTCAATGAGCCAGACCCTAGTGACAGAGGTGAAACAAGTAAATATACAAGCTAATGATTCAGATTAAGAGAAATAACAAGGTATTCTTCACATTAGAGGACTTCGGCGAGGGTTCTAAGCTGTCATATCAGCTTATGGACCACCACTACATCATCTTGAAGTTCACTACGGCTACTCCTATCTATTTCGAGATTGGGGACTCCGTGGAGATTCCCGACTTCGGCTACTTTGAGCTTACATCATCATACTTCCCTAAGCACAATGATAGTGATGGCTACGACTACGAAATGCAGATGGATGCCTACTATATGTCTTGGAAGAATAAGCTTTGCAAGTATCGCCCTCAGCACGGAGCCAACGAGACCTCCTTCAACCTCACCACAACGGTAGGCGTACACATGAACGTTATACTCGGCAACCTAAAGGCGTTAGGTCTTACGTACAATGGCAAGGATTTCTCTGTTGACTACACTACATACAACAACAAGGCTTTCGATGTTCAGAAGAGATTCTTGATCGAGTACGGCTCAATCAGTATTCTCGATGCTCTCAACGCCATCTGTTCTGAAGACGCACTCAACTGCGAGTGGTGGATAGATGGTTCCATCATATACCTTGGATATTGCGAAATGGAAGGACAGACAACATTCGAACAGGATGTTAATGTTCTGTCTATGTCCTATTCGGAATCCAAGTCAACTTATATCACAAGACTGTACGCATTCGGCTCAGATAGGAATATTCCGAAAGGATATTTCACTGGTGCCGATGCGGACGTCACTACCGATGGTGTAGCTACCGATTACCTCATGCTCCCTAACAAGGAAGTGGATAGTGATGGTTTCTACGCCAAGGATGGTTACCTGGAGAATGTGAATGTCGTGAAGAATGACAAGCAGGCTATCGAAGGTGTCGTGATGTTTGAGGAGGAATATCCAAAGGTGGAAAGTGTAGTCAGCAGTATCAAGACCTATGATAGCACCGTTGATAACGAAGACGGAACGAAGACTACTCAGACCTTTTGGCAGGTCACTTCTACAGACTCTTTCACTAATAGCTTCAAGGAGAGTTGGATAAAGAGTAACCTCACTCTAGGCATCAAGTTCACTAGCGGCGCTCTCATGGGTATGGAGTTCGATGTCAGCTTCAAGGTTATCGACAATGTTAACTACTTTGAGATTGTTGCTAATGACACCTACGGAAGAACGCTCCCAGATGGAGTTATGTGCCCAAAGGTTGGTGATAAGTACTTTCTGTTCAACTGGGACGCAACCAAAATTACAGATACGGACCTCATTCCTACTGCTCAGTTGTCTCTGTTCGATAGAGCGAAGCAGTACTATCAGAAAACCATGATCAGCAACTCAAACTTCACCTGCACGATGGATGGCGATAAGTTCTACAATGATGGTACATATGATTACCATCCTCTCGGTGAACAGGTAAAGCTGATTAATGATATGTTTGCGCAGGTGGACGCGGATGGCAAGCACTACCGAAACTCTCGTATCATCGGAATGGAGATACCTTTGGACATACCCTACGACCACCCTCAGTACACAGTAGGCGAAAAGGCTGCAACAAGCCGGTTGGGTAAGTTGGAAGACAAGGTTGATTCCATTAAGGTGAATGGAATGCAGATAGGCGGCATGGGAAGCGGTAATGGTGGAGGTGTCTATGTAATCGGGCTGAATGATTCTACTCCTGCATCAGATAGTAACGTTTATTCTGCCAGACGATCGAGGATGGAGTTTGTATCTAGGCTGCAGGATGACACCGCAAAGGGCACTATTACCTGGGAAAAGGTGCAGAAGTTCTTGAAAGGATTGACAGCAGAAGACTTATCTCAATTTAAGAAGGGTGCGACCTTCGGAGAGTTCATTCAGGGAATGCTCTTCGGCACGGGCGGCAGGATTGACGAGCTGGGCAATGCCGAGTTTGAGAGCATCACATCCCGAAGTTCTATCATCGCAAAGGAGCTTATTACCAACAGGCAGACGGCAATGGAAAGCAACTTCGTCTTCACAGAGAGTGGTATGGTTGAGTCGGTTACGGAGATTCCTGCGGCAATGGAAGGCGGCAATGTAACTTACGACTTGAAGCTTCAGAAGCGGTGGGATAACGACTTCACGGCATTCAAGGAGAATGATGTGATATTGGCATCAATCAATACATTGACGGAAAACGGCAAGTATTATGATATGTGGCTGCGAGTGTTATCGGTGAACACCGTAACGAATACCATTACGGTTGTCTGTTATCCCGACAACGAATGTCCTAGCAAGAAGAACTATCCACCTTGCGAGTTGGCTAGGCTGATACGATGGGGAAATGCGGTGGACGAAGACAGGCAGAGCTGCTGGTATATCTCATCATCAGAAGGATTACTTGTATGGCTCGACCACGTTACCAAGCCTATCATCGACAAGACGAACTATTCCCTTGCGTTGGGTAAGCTGCCAGATGCGCTATCGTTCCTGTTCCAGGACTTCCCTACCGCCAACAAGCGTGATGGAGCGTTCTATGCTAAATGGATGATTGCTGCATCATTCCAACAGATAGATTATCAAGGAAATCCAATCTACACGACAAGAGACAGAGGTGTTTGGAGCTTGGCTGTGGCGCAAGGCGATAACCCTTACCGCAATGGTGACAGGACGATTGATACCGTCTATTATCTCGGCTGCAAGTGGCAGTGTCTCGAAGATAAGACAACAAAGCCGCCGACCTACTCATCTACGGCTTGGGCATTCGTTGAGGGCAATCCTTACTTCACGCTTGAAATGCTATCATCGAAGCTGTGGAACTTCCGTCTCAACGACTTGATGGCAACGAATGCTGATGGCTCTTGGAAGGTGTTCACCACGTTATCGGTTGTCGGAAGGCTCTATAATCAGGACGTTACTGACTCGATGACTAATATCGTATGGACGAGGGAGACAAACAATCCAACGGCAGACAATAAATGGGCACTCTCTCACGACAACTGCGGATTGTCGGTAGATTTGACCTATGAAGACCTCGGCGGTTCTGCATTCAAGGTAGGAACGGTAGTCTTCCGTTGCGAAGCGCAAATCAAGGATGGCGAGACGATGTATTCGGAAGACGTGAGTGTTAATTTCTAAAATGTTGAACTTTTAAAATAATAGGATATGGCTAAAGAATTAGCGGTTAGTGTTGACAAGATGATGGAGATACAGCCTACGGCTTACTCTCAGTCCGTCAGCATAGAAATAGTTGGAAATATCATCAACAGACAGCAGTATGATGGTATCGAAGGCTCATTCTCTCCCGATTTCTCTATTCGCCCTTGTACGATGTTCCCAGCCTGCTATCTTATTGACCCCGATAACCCAGGCGAGACAACGACCTGTAACAGTCAGTTGGATTCATTTAAGTGGTCTGAGGTGACATCTAGCGGCATCGTGGTTGTAGCCACAAGTGAGAATGCAAGTGTGAAGGCAGGATATGAAGCCGTGAGGGAAGGAACGGATAAGGGAACTCTCTATATCAAGCAGAACTCCGTTCTAGGAAAGCCACGAACAATGCGATTTGAAGGAAACTGGACAGACCCAGTTTGCGGATATAAGTACACATTCGTGGCTAACAAGGCTCTTTATCTCGAAGACTGCACGAATGCTCGGGCTGAGATTATGCTGGATAGCCCACCTACGGTGCTGTTGAATCCTATCAAGCACGCTGCATCTAGGACTCTTACCGCCAAGATTATGGTCGGAGCAAAGGATAAGACGGCAGACGGCAAGACGAAGATATGGTGGTATCGCATCTTGGATAACGGAACGAAGCAGCTTATCTCTTCGGTTGATGATGCCGAGAATTACGAGATTACCGCAATGACAAAGGGCGCGAATGGGCAGATTTCCTCTATCACTATTGATTGCGATATGATAGGCGAAGGCATCGGATATGAGTTGAGAGCGTGCTATATCTATAGCGGCAGTATTCCTTCATCTCCCCGTGATGCTGATGCTCGTAAGGTTACGTACATCAACAGAACCATTCCGCCGCTGACAGCCCAGTTCGTAGGCGAGGGCTTCGGTCTTAATTCTGACACAGCTTTCGTGACTTGTCGGGCTATCGTAAGCGACAACAAGGAAGTCATCGAGCCTTCGGTGTGGAATAAGATTATCAGAGCGAAGTGGCAGAAGGTTACATACGGCAAGAGCACGAACAACGGCGTTACTACAATGACGGAGAGTGTGGAGGTGTTAGGTTATGGCGAAACGTTCCAATGCCCTTTCGAAGCAAAGAAGAGCATTCGTCTTACCATCGAAGACAGAGGTGCTTACGAGCTGATTGTTGACGAGAATGGGAATGCCCTTGTGGATGAGAACGGAAACTATATCATATCAAGGGAAATTGATGAGAATAACGGATAATGTTGTCTAACTTTAAAAAATAAAGAATTATGAAATACTACGTTAAGGTTACGAAGCAGGTTGCTGAGAAAATTATCAGAAGCGGAGTTCCGCTGACAATGACAAGTGACGGAAATTGCTTGCTCTATCAGAGTGAGTTGAATGGTGTTGATGGCGTGAACCTCAACGAAAGAGCAGCCAATGCTGGCGGCTCGCTGATAGCTGAGAGCGATGCCCTTGCGGAAATCAAGGGAACGACAGACACTCCTGCATCCTGCTACACTCCAGTCGAGTTTGGCGGCGAGGGTGATACAAGAAGCAATGACTATATCGGTTCGAGTGGCGGTGATAACCCGTCTTCCGAGAATACAGACACTAAAGAAGAAAGCGAGGTAAGCGATGAGTAAAGCTACGGTAACAGGACAGATTGTTGTCACAAGCAATGGTACTACGTTGCACCCAATCCTGCAATGTAATACTGGTGATATTTATCAGAATTATGATGGCAACCCAGCGTCACCATCCAACGTTGTGCCTAATTTCGAAGCGAGCGGTGCGACCAAGCCGAAGTTGGTTATGCAGGCGTATTCAGCAGAACAGGGTGCTGGTAACTCATTCGACCTTTCTAAGGGTTCTCCTACTTGGATAGTGGCTGGTGTAACGCTGACTTTCAATGCTTCCCACGTCTCAACTAATACAATCGGTGGCACGTCTGGGCATTTCACAGAAGGCTCTGATGCAAGCGGAAATCCAACGCTCACGGTCAATAAGAACCTTATTAATATTAATGGTGGCGATTCGTTCAACATCATCTGTAAGGTCAGCGTATCAATGTCCAACACGAGCGTTACGCTACAAGCAATGTACCCAGTTTACATAGCCGAGGGTGTGACTGATTCCAAGCGTGTGAACATCATCGCAACGTCAGACAAGAATCTCTTTACCATTACCGAGAAGGGCGGAACTTGCACTGTCAAGGCACAGGTTACGGATGGTAATATGGTTACATCTACTGGCTATACGTTCAAGTGGTATCTGCCAGATGCTAGCGGCGGATGGGTGCTCAAGCAGAATAGCACTTCCGCTACATTCACAATCAACGAGACGGACGTGGATTCTTCCATCATCGTTAAGTGCGAGGCATACAAAGGTAATGACTTCTACGCTTCCGATACACAGACCATAAATGACGTGTCAGACGAGTACATTCTATACCCAAACCCTACGGATGGGAACGACAACCCTGTAGCCGAGAACTTCATTCAGAACTCAGGTGGAAAGATTGTGTATAAGCCGTATATGCGCAAGAGAGGTTCAACGGCTAATGAGACAGGAGTAACATTCTCTATGTCTCTCTACTCCAATGCTGGTGTGCCTATCAATTCCGCTATTACCAAATCGGGCAATACGTTCACGATTACCGAAGCTGGTATCAGAGAATATAAGGGTGCGGTATATTCTATAACAGGAACTAAATAGCATAGCCTATGGTAAGGAAATTAGCAGAAGCGACTGGCTCTATTTCCATCTCTATGAGAGGTGAAAAGGGCGAAAGCGGTGATACCCCCTACGTTACCAAGACGGTTGTCGATTATGCTATTACATCAAGTGTAAGCGAAGCCAAGAAGTGGTCTCCGACCGCACCCGATGCGAGTGCGGCAGCCAACAAGGGCAAGTTCCTTTGGACGAGGACTACTTATACTTGGAGCAATAACAAGACTACGGAGAATATCACCTATACGTACATCGGAAAGGATGGCAAGGATGGAACTTCTGTAACCATCAAGGGGTCAAAAGGTAGTACGTCAGAGCTGCCTACATCTGGCAACACATTAGGTGATGGATATATCATTAGCGGCTATCTGTGGGTTTATACTGGCACATCTAAGACTGACTCCACTCACGCTAGAGGTTTTGAGAATGTCGGAAAGATTCAAGGTGACCCAGGAACACCAGCAGTGCAGTATTATACTCACATTGCTTGGATGGATGATTCCAAGGGCACTGGGTTTACAGTGAGTGCTAATGGTAAAGAACATGCTTATGTAGGCGTGCTAGTAGATAAAACACCAACTGATTCTGAAGACTGGACTAAATACGATTGGTCTTACATCAAGGGTGCAACTGGTGCAACAGGAAATGGCATCAAAAGCACCGAAGTAACCTATCAGATATGGAATAGTGGTACTACCAAACCTACTGGTACTTGGAGCACTAGCATTCCAAACATCACGGACGCAAATCCGTATCTGTGGACTCGCACTATTTTTGTGTACACTAACGGAACCCGCAGCGACCCATCTTTCTCTGTGGCAACGAGGGGAACAAAAGGTGCTCTGATGCGTGAGCATGACGGATTTGAATCGGGAAGTTACAAGTACTTGTCTGGTTCGGGTGCAGAAGCATACGTTGATGTTGTTTGTGTTAATGGCAAGTGGTATCAATGTACTAAAACGTATGACAGCGCTACTTCTTCGCCTAGTTTGACCGATGGACATTGGACAGAGATGAGCAATTATAAATCAATAGCAACTCATCTTCTTCTTGCCGAGAATGCTACCATCAATATGCTCGGAAGTAATCAGATTAATCTGTATAATCCGACAGGTGGTGCGATGTATGGTTCGTTTAGAGTTGTTGATGATGATAATGACTGGAGTCTTTGGCTTGGTGGTAAGGATGGAAAATCAGCTTCTTTCGCCGTAACACGTGGAGGCGCAATAAAAGCTACGGCTGGTACTATCGGCTCTTTCACCATCAGAGAGCTAGAAGGTGGATATTATGATTTTTATGCTACCTACAAAGGAATTACAGGCTTCAGCGCACCATCAAGCATCTCATTGAACTCGCAAGGCATTTCTGCATCTACGGGTGTTCCTGGTAATGGGGCGCAATTCTTCTTTGGTAATAATGAATATACAGAGAATGTTGCGACTTGGGCTGGTGGAGCATTGAAGGTAATGCTAAACACCAAATACGGAGCAGATTCAGACCAGACGGCAGCATACATATCGGCTGTTGGTAAATCGAGCCATGATGCAATAGCTATCGAATTGCGTGCAGAAGGCGGAGCGAATAATCACGCAATCGCTATACGCAATGGAGATGTAGCAGGTCTCAGACCATCATTTATGAGAACTGCATCAAACTATAGACTTAACGAATACAATCATACTATCGAATGTTATAATGCGTCAGCTATCACTCTGACGTTGCCGTATTCTCCCAAATATGGGCAATGCTATACCATCATACAGAGAGGAGGTCGGGTAAATATATCATCGGACATAAACATATATGACACTCGTGACACAAGCTTAGCAACAACGTGGCACTCTGATACTAGAGGTCAGGTTAGCTGGCTCTGGTATAACGGAATCCAATGGATTGTAAGTTACGCAACAAGATAATAAAATATAATTGATTATGAAGATAAATTTAGAACACTTGGAAGTATTTATGACACTCGACAAGAATCAGTGTCAGGTTGTTAACGCTCGCAAGCAGATTGCGAACATCATCTACTCGCAGGGGGCAGGTCTCGGATTGGCAGGACAGGCTCTTGCCGTGAAGATGTGGAACGGAAGTGATGATACGGAGTACACCGATGAAGAGGTGAAAATCATCAAGGAACTCGTAGAGCGTACTACCGCTCCTTGCTTCATTGATGCGGTGAATGCCGCTATCAGCAGTGCGTCGGCTGCGGATGATGAAGAAGATAAGCAATAAGCGCGATAAGTAACAAGTAAAAATATAATTTAAAAAATAATAAGTAACTATGGCAATAAGAACAAGAAAAATCAGCGAGTGGCTGGCTGCAAACGGGCAGGCGGTCACGAATGCCAGCAAGGCGACAATGGAGGATGCTATCAGAGCAGACATAGGTCAGCTGTACGATGGCGTGTTTATCATGTTTCACCGAAAGAGTGACGACTTCCCTCTTGCGGTTAGAGTGAGTGCCTGGACATCCTATCAGAATAGCGGAGAAGTAGCAGAAGGTGTTCTTCTTGTTGAAGGCGGAAGACGCCTCGTAATAGCTCCAACCGAAGGAGCAGAAAAAAAGTGGAGTTCTAAGCCAGTATCAGAATCTAATACATCTGGTGCGGTACAGATTAGCGGAGTTACTACGACTGGCGATAGAGAGACTGCGTTAAATGATTTCAACGGTAGAGCAAATACAACCGCAATCATTAACGGAAGTACTACCAGCAACATCACTAACACCGCAGACTATGCCGCAGGATTCTGTAACAAGTATTCTCGAACCAATGCAAATGGCAAAGGCTTGACCGCAGGTAAATGGTGGCTGCCTTCAGAGGGCGAATTGGCGATGATTTGGGCGAACTTTGATAAGATAAACTATGCCTTGTCAAAGATTAGCGGTGCGGCTCAGTTGCAAACAACCTGGTATTGGTCTAGTACCCAGGGCTCGGCTGGCTACGCTTGGCGCTTGAATCTGGGCGATGGCATCATGAACAACTATTGGAAGTTCCGTCAGGGCAGGGTTCGTCCGGTTTCAGCATTTTTATATTAGTTAGTAGTTAGTTCTTTTCACTCCCACGCCTTAAAGGCGTGGGCAAGCAAGTTATGTCCATAAAAAGTATTCAGTAATGACAGCAAAGATTGCAAGCAAGACAAGAGTTTACAGAGATATGAAGAAGTTCTTGAACGAGGTGATTTATATCATTAAGGACTTTCCGAAATGCCAGCGATATGTCGTGGGAGACAGAATCGAGCGCACAGCCATCGATAGCCTCCATATTATCGCAAAGGTGTATATGGGCAAGGATTTGAAAACGAGAATCGCCGATATGGTTGAGCTGCAATCAAACCTGGAATTACTGAATACCTTGATAGAAATAGCAGGAGAACATCAGTGGATAAAAGGCAGAGGCAGGTTGGCAAATCTGCTTCTGCTGATGGATAGCATAGGACGGCAGAGTACAGCGTGGAAGGGTTCGCTCATCGAAGCCTTGAAAAGGTCAGAGAGTGAACGTAGTCAGTGCTAGGGAGGTAAGCCAAACTAGGAGAACAGTCTTCCAAATAAATGGGCTACTACCATCATATATGGTAAAGAACAAGACAATGTAGTGATAACCCAGAACTCGGCTAACAACGCTTGGAACTTGAATCTGAACGATGGCAACATGAACAACAATTGGAAATTCAATCAGAACAGGGTTCGTCCGGTTTCAGCACTAATAAAGAAGACGTATTCAAAAGAAAAAAAATAGTAAATGATAGATTTTGAAACGATATTAGAAGCATATTTAGACTGCCGTAAAAGGAAACGGAGCACAGTCGGGGCTACGGAGTTCGAGCTTGATTATGTTCACAACCTTGTTGAACTGATGAATGAAGTTAACTCGCGCCAATATAAAATCGGAAAATCTATCTGCTTTGTCGTCCGCTACCCTCGCTATCGGGAGGTGTTTGCAGGTCAGTTTCGTGACAGAATCATTCATCATTACATAGCATTGAGGTTAGAACCGCTGTTTGAACAGATATTCGGTGACAGAACGTATAACTGCCGTAAAGGGAAAGGGCAGTTGGCTGGCGTTGCCCAACTGGCAGAAGATATACGTGAAGAGAGTGAGAACTATACCAAGGATGCCTATGTAATGAAGGTTGATCTGAAAGGATTCTTTATGAGCATAAATAAACCTATGTTAGCAAAGATGATTGATGATTTTGTAGCTGAACACTACGAGGGAGATGATAAGGAAGACCTCAGGTGGCTCTGTAATCTTGTCATCATGCACAGACCCGAACTTAACTGTGAACGAAGAAGTCCTCTTTGGATGTGGAATTTCATCCCAAAGGAGAAATCATTGTTCACTAATGGAGAAGACAGGGGTATCGCCATCGGCAACCTATTCGCTCAGTTGTTTGCTAACTTCTTGCTAAATACCATTGACTGGAAGATTGATGCCGTATGCGTAAGGCATAATAGGTATGTGGACGATATATCATTCGTAAGCAAGGATAAGGAGAAACTACTACCTATCGTTCCTATGCTCAGAACAGAACTCGGAAAGCTTGGTTTGAGGCTTAATGAGAAGAAATTCTATCTACAGCACTACTCCAAGGGTGTTCAGTTTACTGGTGCGGTCATCAAGCCAGATAGGATTTACGTTGCCAACCATACCATCAATAGCTTTGCACTTGCCGTGGAAAGACTAGGTAATGCTACCGAAATGGGAATGGTTGATGATATTAAGAAGAATATTGCTTCTGTCAATTCATACCTTGGCATTATGACGCATTACAACGAATATGCTACTAAGCGTAGGATAATGGCGAAGCTGCCGCCAAAGTTCTATGAGTATTGCTATATAGAAGGTCATTTCGATGTAGTGAAACTCAAATACAAATACACAGAAAAGGCGATTTTTATGAATATTGCCAAGAATATAATCAATAAGAAAGATGAAGAAGACATTAAGGAGAGTTCCGACCGAGGAGGAAATCAGCCTGCTTCTTGATGAAGGGGATGTGGTTGAGGTTTATATGAGAGACGGAGAAGTTGTTGTGGAGACTGAAGAAGCACCATAACGCTTACTTGGCATTATGGTGCTTCTTATCAACAGATACTTAACTTGCTTAGATGAGCACCTTCCAGTGAGTACATCTCTATTCCCATCGGAAGCCCATGAATCTTATTACCGATATACTGACAATCATCTATAGATACCATTTTCTCAAAATCCGCCTTTGGCATAAATATAACACGAAGGATTCTGTCCATTCCAGAATATTCTTTGATATAGTAGAATGCGACCGCTATTACTTCTCCGCTTTCTATCTGCTTGTATAATTCGTATGCGGCTGTATCTTCTTTTGGTTTGCATACGTATTTTGTATCAGTAACCACAACGGAAACGTCACCTTTTGTACCGATACAATCTACGCAGACACCTCTATAAGTATCAAATCTTTTAATATTCATAATCTTAATGTTTTAATTTCTGCCGCAAAGATACAAAATTAATCTGAAAGCACAATGCTTCCGTTACCGAAAAATGAGAAAGAGGTAGAAAGTAGCAATAAACTTACGGATTGTTACTTTTTATAAAATTTAACGCAAAAATCAATCAAGATTTAAGTTCTTTTCTTAAAATATATATATCTTTGCGACAGAAACTTAAAAATCAACGAAACAATGGTCTAAAAAAATAAGCTTATGAACAAAGAAGACGAAAGCAGCCTACTGAGGTGGTTGCAAGACAAGGACATCAGCGAGGTTATGGATTTGCTGATGCGGCATGGAAATCGGTATAGCAGAAGGATTCTGAAATTCTTCCGATGGTTCTGCAAGTACGTACCCATCACCATCATGTTATTCCATGCATACGGAATGTGGGATTTCTCGCAGCATCCAAGGGAAATGTTCATAACAAACAATGAGAATTTTCCCTGCTATTTATTCATTTACTTTATGGTTTATATTTTGCCAATGGTTTTGATATTAGCAAGCAGGTTCTTCTTCCTGTGCTGGAGGTATAGAATACCATTTTTCTATTTCTTTGGTGTGAATGCGGCTCATATCGTACACTGGAGTTGGTACACCACTAATGATATGATAGATTCCTGCTTTACCGTAATGGTAGTGACGGCAATATTCTATCTGTACTCTTTTGTGGATTTGTTTATCAGTCGAAGTAAGTTAGGACGTAAAATCTGTGCGTGATGGGAAAGATACTAAATTATAAGATACTCGGAACGGCTTTGAAGTCGCTGAGTGATGCTTGCTTTAAGGCAGACGAGCAACAGAGAAATGGCGAGAAGGTCACCGCTTGCGGAATGAGCGATGATGACCTGGATAGATTGTGTGACATCATTCCAAACATGCTCAACCCTATGATGAGCACCGAGGAGGTCAAGGAGAAACTGCACGTTTCTGATGCAACATTGAATAGAATGGTTGCTAGGGGCGACATTCCGAATGGCGAGTGCAAGAAGCGTGGGCACACCCGATATTTTAAGAAGTGGGATATACTACACTACATAAAAAGCAAGAGAAAATCATAACGTATAAGCCCTATCGCAGCACGGATAAGCGAGCACGTATGAGTATTATGGATTTTATGTTTCAGACTTTGATTATAGTAGCGATACTGGTAATAATTAACAGCACGTTCATTGCATACCTATACATTACTTATAAGTATAAGACGATAGATAAGTTCTTTCTATCTTGGGTGACATCATCAACTATGATATTGATAATGTGGTTCGGGGTAGGATTGTATCTGTATCTACTAAATATTTCTTAGGAGTTGAGTAAGAGAGGTAAGTGATTATCTCTCTTTTTTTATTTGCATTGATTTCGATGCTTTTAAAAATACAATATTTCAAGGAAATTATATACAATTATATACAATATTTCTTCAAAAATATATATTCGTTTATATGAAAGCATAAAGTTTTGCACTTTTTCGGAAAATCTATTTGATGATTAAATATTTTATTGTATATTTGCAGCGTTATTGTTTAATCATCAAATAGTTATCTTATGGCAGATAGAATTAAAGATATTGTTGTAGGCGTAGTTCTTGCACTCCTCGCCTATCTTAAACCGATTGAAGGCGAGTTATCTTCGCTTATGATCGTCTTCACTCTCAACTTCATATTCGGTTATCTTAGCGGTATGATTGCAAAGGGAGAGAACTTCGAGTTAAAGAAAGCTGTTGTGTGCATCGGTCACGCTACCGTGTTCTTCGTCCTTTGTGCAGCAGTATATGCAATCGGGCGATTCAAAGGACAGATGGAAGGTTCCGTTCAATGCGTTTCCTTTATCTCGTACCTAGTATTGTGGTTCTACGGATGCAATATTCTTAAGAACTTGAAACAGATATTCAAGAAGGATACCCCACCTTGGTATGTAGTGAGTTTCCTCTATTATCTCATGCGTTTCAAGTTTATCGAGAAGGTTCCATATTTGTCGGACTATCTAAATTATGCAGAAAAGGAGAAAAAGATATGATGTTGTTAGCGATTATAATGGTGGTAGCTATTATGGGAGCAATTCTCGCATCTGGCTGTCTGATTCAAGGTAATGATTATAATAAGGAGGAGTAAGTATGGCAGATTCAAAAAAACTCGTTCCGTTTATCCTCAGCTGGGAGACGGATAGATACACAAATAACAAGAAAGATAAGGGCGGTCCAACAAAATACGGCATCACCCTTGCAACCTGGAGAAGGGTCGGGTATGACAAGAATGGCGATGGTGTTCTGAATGAGGAAGATGTAAAGCTCCTCACCAAGGACGATTTCCATCGTGTCTTTAAGCAGAATTTTTGGAATGCCTGCAAAGCAGACAAAATCCGAGATCAGAGTGTAGCCAATATGCTGGTTGACTTTGCCTACAATAGTGGAGTCAGCAGGGCGGTAACTTATCTCCAGTTAACATTAGGCATCACGGCGGATGGCATCATTGGTAATAAGACATTGTTCGCCATCAATAAATCTAATGGTGAGAGGCTTTTTGAGAGATTCAAAAAAACAAGAGAAGATTATCTTAAGAGCATTGCCAAAGGTGCACAGAAAGACTTTCTTGACGGCTGGTTGCGAAGAGTAAGCTATATCACATACGGACACTTAAAATTGAATGAATGATGAAATGGCACGACTACAACTTTTGGAAAGCGATTGTAGGCATAACGCTTGCAATATACATTTCGCTGCTCATTATCGGCTGCGGAACTCCGAAGACAGTGACAAAACAGACGTATTTAAAAGACAAGTTGTATGAAAGAAAGTTCGATTCTCTCTTCACTACTCGTATGTCATACTCCTTTGAGCAATGGCTTCACTTTCAGAAGCGCGAGATTGAAAAGAACACTAAGGATAGTAGCTATGTCAAAGATAGCACTGCTACAAGGTTTGATGCGCAAGGTAAGAAAATTGGAGAGGACAGGCTACATTACGAGTATCATAGCCGAAGCGAAAAAGATACTCAAAGATTGCTCGACAGCATTAGACAATACAAAGCATACAAAGATAGTCTCAGTATATATAGGTCCAAGTGCGACTCGTTGATGAGAACAAAGAAGGAAAGTGATACGAAAGTAATCAAGGAGCCAGTTTCAAAAATGCAGAATATTTTTAGTCATATAGGTGTATTAAGCTGTTTAACGATATTGGTTATTGTGATATACATATTCTTATATGTATATGAAAGAAAACATTCTTAGATTTCTTTTTTTAGGTTTGAGATTGATTTATGGATAACTAGGGCGACTACTCGTGATGAGCGGTCGCCCTTTTTGTTTGCAAAGTAAATTCTTTCGTTCTAAGAGGATAAAAAATGACACTACCTACTATCACCATAAACCACTGATTTATAGCCACTAACGAAAACTATGATAGTCTTATAGCTTATTTCAAAACTATTTTCTAACTTTGCACACGTAACGTTACAAAAAGTGTTAGTTAAATATTAAGGTTAAATTAAAAATTCGGGATATGGAAAGTAAAACTTACGTGTTCAATCCAGAGAGCGGCACAAGCGGCACAGGCTCTAATGGAATCTTGGCTATGCTTCCTGCACTCATGCAGAGACAGGGCGTTGACCCAGGTCTTATTGCACTCTTGAACAACCGTGGAAACGGAAATGGTTGGGGTGAAGACATCTTTGCTATCCTTTTGTTGTTCATCCTTATGGGCAATAATGGTATGGGACTCTTTGGAGGTAATCGCTGCATGGGTTCCAACGGACAGGGTGGCGTTATGCCAATGCTTAACAATGATGCCAATACTGCCGTTATCATGCAGGCAGTTCAGCGCAACGGCTTTGATGTTCAGAGCTTGGCTACAGCCCTCAACACATCAAGTGACGCAGTTATGGCTGCAATCAATGGCTTAGGTCAGCAGATTTGCAACCTCGGCAATCAGATGGGCATGAATGCTAATCAGATTTTGACAGCTATCATGCAGGGTAACAACGCTATCGCTACCCAGTTGGCAGAATGCTGCTGCAAGACCAATAACGCCATAACTGCAATGGACGGCAACATCAAGTTGTCTATCTGTCAGCAGACTCACGCCATCAATGATACGGCAAATGCCAACGCTTTGATGCTCCGTGACAAGGCAGATGCTAACAATCAGTCTGTCTTGGCTAAGTTGGATCAGATGCAGACACAGGCTATGCAGGATAAGCTCGATGCTTTGAGAGAGAAGAACGGTGCCCTGCTTGCTCAGATTTCAAACGAGCATCAGACACAGGCTTTGCAGGCTTACCAGGCGCAGGTCATCACACCAGTAAATGCAGCTTTGGCTGCGCTGCAGGCAGAGGTGGCTGGCATCAAGTGCAAGTTGCCTAACACCATCAGTGTTCAGTACCCTCAGTACGGAGTATTCAACAAGGACGTTTATACTGCTGCCGCCATGGGAGCTTATGCAGGTGATGTAGCGGCTTCTCGTTCTACTGTAGGATGTGGTTGTTAGGAAAGGAGGTAACTATGTTCCCTTTGTATCCATTCAATCCATTCAACCCAATGTATTTCGGTCAGCGCAATGGTCTCAGACGAGTTGACATCGGTGGCATCTATGAGCTTAGAACGAATGCACAACAGGTAACAGAGGCAAGTGTGGACTTCGGTATCAACCCTAACTGTTACAATGCCCTGCCTTGTGAAAGTGTTGTCTTGCTTAAGATACACCAAGGTGTGCCTACCGCTAGTGCTGACCTTCCTGTAAAGGTCGTAGTTCCTAGTGGCTCTACCACCGTGAACGGAACCACTAGCACGACTTCGGGAACTACAAAGACTCCCGTGGTTGACCACAACGGAACGGCAGTAACAGGTGCAGGACTGGCTAACGTTACGGAAGCTTTGGCTTACATCAACAAGAAGAGCGGTACCATCCGATTGCTTGGGTTTCAGCAGCCTACAGGCGGCTAACAGAGTATTAACTATGGGACAGACTGAAAAGTCTGTCCCACTAAAAGAGAAAGAAAATGTTTCAAGGACTAAGACAGTCTTCTCTCTTCTACATTTTAAACAAGGGAGGAGAAAAGCCGACTCTAAAAATCGGTCAAGTAATATCGGTCAGCAATCCTCAGCAGAAATATCCTAGCTATATGCCAGGACAGACTCCGACATTGGAGACGACCGTTGATGTTAAGGTACAAGTAGAAGACCAGCAGGTCAATTTCGAAAAGCTGCCATCTACGGCACAGATAGTGAATTTCGGCAATGAAGGTGTTGTTGTCAGTGACAGCAGAGAAGCTATGTGCGCCGAGATTGATGCTATGTTGCGACATTCCAAGGGAGTCGTGGAAAGTGTAGATTACCACAATGGAGTCATAAGCTCCTGCGAGGAAATGCTCACTAGAATCAACCCACAGATTGCCAAGGAGAAGCAGCAGGAGCAGGACATCAATAACCTCAAATCAGAGGTCAGCGGCATGAAGGGAACGCTATCCAATATTGAATCCATGCTGTCTAAGGCTTTGAGCGGTAACAATTTTAAAAAGTAATTGCTATGGGATATATGGTAGAAATTACGGAAAACAAGTTCGATGAGCTTGTTGACAACTGCGAGGAAATGGTTCGAGCAGGTGGCAAGGTTATGAAGTGCCTGGATAGTCTGAAGCGCGAGCGTATGGGAAACCGTATGCCGATGCCAGACTATCGTGACAAGTGGGACGATGAAGATTGGCGTGACGAAGACCGCTATGGAGAGCGACGCTACTATGGTCGCCGTGGTGGTGGACGTTACTAATGTTTAATTCGGTGGCGGGGATTTCTCCCTGCCACCCTTAATAGAAAAAGCTATGGGAAAATGTAGAATGCCTTTGGATGCTTACGATATGAAGCCAGAAGGAATGATAGCATATCTGAGATATAACGGCTGGCACTTCAACAAGAAAGCTTGCGAGTGGGCAGTTGCTCAGATGAGAAAATACAACCCAGTCACCAAAAAGGATGAGGAGGTTGAATACATGGATAAGGATAAGGTTGAATCCATCCTTACCAAGCAGGGAGTGACGCTTGAAAATAATGTAGGCTATGATCATGTCTATGTGGCAAACATGGTTAAGGCTGATTTCTATAAGTCTTCCATCGAGGACGAAGCTCACATGGCTTTGTTCGTGAAAGATATGGTTGATGATACCGACCAGAAGGATGGCTTCATCTTTAACAGATTCTATGCCGATTGTAACCATAATGGCATCGGCATTCCATGGGATGATATTTTATGATAAGTCAAGAGATATATCTAGAGAAGTATGATTGGAGGATTCTTGTGTTCTACGGTTTAAAAGCAGCAGATACCGATGAGGTATGCAACTCCCTTGTGCAGATAGGCTGCACAGAAAAGGCGGTCGAAAGCGCAAGGGAGCATTGCTTACGAGGAATGCCGAACACAGGTCTAACCTACTCCAATCTTGCAGGTAGAAAGAGCGTGGCTGCTATCAGTAGGACCACATCGGAATATGAGTTCGTGAACACTGTCACACACGAAATGTTCCACGTTGTCACTCACATCTGCGAATCACTAGGTATTGACTTGAAAGGCGAAGAGCCTTGCTACATAATGGGATGGCTCTGCCAGGCAGTTAGTAGGATATTCATTTAAAACTTAAAAATATGACGGACATTAAATTAATGGTGGATGCTGCAAGGCAGCTTAACCAGACTTGGAAAATGACTAGTAACGGTTTGGAGACGGATAATATTCCAAACGATGTGTATAATGCTTTGTGCGAAGTGGATGAAGCTGTAACTAATCTGATAGACAAGATTGGTGAAGCTACAAAAATAATTACATTAAGCAGTATCTACAAGAACGCATAAAGCTCTGATACTCAGTGAGTTAAATTTAGTATTTTTAACTAAAATAAAATGTGGTATATTTGCATATATCACATTTTTTTTGTACCTTTGCATATAGAAAGAGTGGTTATTTTGACTAACCACAGATTA